CGACGCCGTGGCCGTAGCCCTCGCCGTTGCCTGACCCGTTGCCGTGGCCGTCGCCGTTGCCGTAGCCGTAGCCGTCGCCGTTGCCGTAGCCGTGGCCGAAGCCGTAGCCGTTGCCGTAGCCGTAGCCGTAGCCGTCGCCGTAGCCGTAGCCGTTGCCGAAGCCGTCGCCGTTGCCGTCGCCGACAGGAAAGAATGAGGTCATTACAGCCCCCATCCGTCGTGGACGGGCACGCAGAAAATTTCTGCGCCTTCAGGCATATCTACGTCCGCAATTGGGCGAAGATCTGCCTTCTCAGTCTCGACCATCTTGGCGAAACCAATCGACTCCCACGAAAAAACGTGAACTGCTCTGCTCAGACGAATACGCCCGTTCTCACGAGCCACGTCTCCAGCAAAGATCCATCCACGATCTACGACGACCACAGCGCGGGTGCCTGTCGGACGGTCACAAACGGGAGCGTACTCAACACCATTGATGGTTACGTTCATTTTCAAATCTCCTTGGATAATGTCTTCTCTGTTCATGCTACGTGCCTCCACGTTTTCCGCTTCACTATCGACTCGACAGCTCTTTTGCTGACCTCGAACTTTTCCGCCAGCACCCGATAGCTAAGATCTGGGTGAAGCTGGCGGATCAATCTGACGTCGCCCTCGGTCAACTTGGCGCGCGGGTGTCCTTCGCCGCGTTTCTTGGTAGCCTCCTGAACCATCCGTTTATCCCCTCCGCATTACTGAGTTTTACCTTCGCCCACTTGTAGGCGAGGTGGTTGTGATATCCGGCGTGAAATCCTGCCGTTGCAGGCAACAAATGCCCAAGCTCGTGGATCTTCACCCACTTGGTCACCGTGTGCGGCGTCACGTCCAGCATTTCGGCGATGCGTTCGGGCTTATGCTCGCGCAGCAGTTCCATAAACTTTTGAACGCCCGGGAACTTAATCACCGGGCGTCGTTTGATTTTTTCCGGCTTGATTCGCTTGAAGTAAGGCAGCATCACGTGAACACCCACCAGAAGAAACCGATGACGGCAAAAAGCGCCCAACCCAACATCACCATGTAGGCGGCATCCTCGCGAGCGCGCTGCTTTCGCTCCCAGCGCTCTGCCCACTCCTCAGCTTCATATGAGGAGTCAAACGGGCCGCGTCGGGCATGCAGCGGCTCTACGCCATTCGATACGATGTTCAGTTCGACGCCATCGTCAACAATCCACCACCTTTCTCTGCTCATGGTGCAGTCACCAGTGCCAAATAGCCCATTCCGTAAACCAAAAAGAACCAGAAAACGCAGCCGATCAAGTCATTCCTTGTCACGCTTCAATCCCTCCTGGACGTAAAACAAAATTTGCCCGGCCAGCGTGCGGGTCTGCGCCTCTGCGACTTTGCGCAGCTCGGCCTCAACCGCTGGCGGCAGGCGAACCGTTAGATATCGATCCTTTTTCAAACCTTCTCACCTTTTCCTGTGCGTCACCGCACCCTGCGCACACTATCGCGCAATGTCCCACGCTTTGCAAGTAGTCGATCCAGTCTTTCTGCTCTGCGGATAGCCGCCCGCCGACGGATCGCTTCATCTCGATCCACAGCATCCATGCTGGTATGAAAAGATCCGGCACGCCTGGGCTGACGCCTTCTAGCTTAAGCTTGGCGCCTTGCGTGCGGGAGCGAGAACCGCCATTGGGTATGGCGAAGATGCGGACGGAGGGGTACGTTTGCCGGAACCAGGCGACGAATGTCGCCTGCTCATAATGCTCACTCAGAACGGGGGCGCCATCACCCACGCCGGACACGCGCCTGGTTGCCGCGCGAACAGCTCCGGCGGCTCGGCGTCGAATTCGATGCATATACCATCCTCCGAATAGTTATCGCAAGTATGGCAGCATCGCGGAGGCTTTGGATGGTCTCGCCAAGACAGGACGATATCGGGTTCGGTTGGCCTAGGCATCTTTGACAAACACTCCATCCGACCGCAGCGTTCCTTTTCGGTCCTTGATGACGTTGTAGGCGTGTTCGAGACAATCCAGCAGCTCAAAACCAGCCAGGCGGGAGCCAACGATTAGGGTAACGAGAATATCGCCGTATGCATCCTGCATTTCGCCTCGGAAGCCACGCTGCGTTGCTGAAAGAAGCTCCGTCACTTCCTCCAGGGTTTTAATGCCCTGCGCCATCGGGGTGCTATTCGGGATGATTTCCCGGTCAATCGCCCAGTTGATCACGCCGCGTTCCAGTTCGGTGTAACGTTCCATATTCGCCTTACTACTCGGTGAAACTTTCCATCCCGCTTGTACTCGACAATTGCCGGCGGTGTCGAGCGCGACAGCACCTGCGCCAGTTCGGTCAGGTCGTCGATCTCGAACACGTCAGCGCCTGCCGAGCGAGCCAGTATAGCGACTGTCTCGACCGCTTTGCGTCCGGCATATCCCTCATGCCGAACGGGCATGTACTCACGCACCGGGTAATTAGTCAGCCCGGAATAGTAGCTGATGCGCAGCATCTCAATACCGCTGGTGCGCGATATATGCTTGTCCCAGCGCCAGTCGGTGACGCGCATCTGAAACGGCGCGATGCGCATGATGTCGTCGTCGTGCAGTTTCGGCTTTGGCTTTGGTGGTGGCGGGAATTCGTACCCGCAGGCAATGCAGTGCATTACCGACAAGTGAATCAGCTCGTTGCATTCCGGGCAGGCCTTCAGCGGCGCTTCGCCTTGACCAGCCTTGCCCGGCGGGCGCACGTCGGTTATCGGGCCGTGGGCTTTCACGGCACCAGCGAAGTCGAGCACCAAGCAGTCGGACTTGCCTTCAGCCATGCGCATGCCGCGACCAACCATCTGCACGTACAAACCGGGCGAGGCGGTGGGGCGCAGCAGTGCGATCAGGTCGATGCCGGGCACGTCGACACCAGTCGTTAAACAATTCGCATTCGTCAGAGCGCGCAGGCGTCCTGCTCGGAAGTCACTTAGTAATGACTCGCGAGTTGCCTTAGGCGTCTCGCCGGTGATTGTCTCTGCGCTGATACCGCGATCACGTAGCCGCGAGGCTACAGCGTAGGAGTGATCGACGCCTGAGCAGAAGATTAACCAGCTGCGCCTGTCGCGGCCACGGTTGATGATTTCATCCACCACCTCGACATTCTGGCCGTCCGTATTTATGCGCTCGGCCAGCTCTTTCTCGATGTAGTCGCCACCGCGTTTGTGTAGCCCGTCCAGCTCGTACCTGTGGTCCGTCATCTTAGAGCGCAGCGGTGACAGGTACTGAGCCTGCACCAGATCCAACACGCTGGTAGGCTCGATCAAGTCGGAAAAGATCGCCGGTTCGTCAGTGATCGACCCGTAGCCGAGGCGGTAAGGAGTTGCCGTAAGACCTACAACGCGCAGGGCCGGATTGATCTCCTTCAACTCGGCAAGGAGCTTTCGGTAGCTTCCGGTATCGTGGTGGCTGACGAGGTGGCATTCGTCAATCATGACGATATCGACGTGACCGATCGTCTTGGCCTGGCGCCTCACCGACTGGATGCCAGCGAAGGTAATCTGATCCAGATCCTTGCGCCCAACGCTGGCCGAATAGATGCCGAGCGGCGCGTCCGGCCAGACGCCGAGTAGTTTCTCGGCGTTCTGTTCAATCAGCTCTTTCTGGTGCGTCAACATCAGCACCCGCGTCTCGGGCCAAGTGGTCAGCATGTCGTGGCAGAGGTGCGCGATGATGTGACTTTTGCCAGACCCCGTTGGGAGGACCAAACACGGGTTGCCGGTTGGATTGCGCTCGAACCAAGCGTATAGCTGGGTAATGGCTTTGTGTTGGTAGGGTCTCAGCATCACTTCAAATCCGTAGGGTTTTCAGATGACACAAGCGTTGCTCTGTATTGATCCATTTTTTTTCCGCGCACAAACTGTGAAACGCTTCCTGTTTGTTTGTGCTTACGCCATAAAGATGCGTCTGTTTTTCCGATTGCAGGTTCTATCGCAAGCGTCTCAAATAATTCTGGCCGCAACCATTTTCGCCAAACGTTGATTGTTCGCATGCGTCTGACTCCGCCTGTCTGGTGTGCGATGCAGACATATCCTAGAGCAGACCAAAAATGGTTTGCGTCTAAGTCAAATCCACAACGCAGAGTGATGGTTGTGGCTTTCCCCTCTATAGCGTATTCCTCCATAACTGCGGCAATCATCGCTCCGTATAATCGGCGCCGTGCGTCATATTGAATGCAAACTTGATGCAACTTAACATCTCTGTGATTTTGTGCTCCTGCGTACAAGTAACCGCACGGCTGGTTGTTCAACAGACCAAGAAATAAACGACCTTTTTGGGCTTCTCTTTCAAATACAGACATTGGGTAAAAACTGAGCGCTTCTGCGTTCTTTTTTTGCAGCATGTCAATGTATTTCAGAAGGTCTGGATGTTGCGAGACCACAACAAA